GCCACCATCTCTTAAAGCCAAGGCAGCAGCGCCTCCAATCATTCCTAAGTTTACATTTTGATATTCAGCTGCATCACGAAAGTTTATTTGGCTAGGTAAATATAACATTGCAGTATCTAAAGAAGTTCTAGTACTGGCTTGAGTTCTTGAAGTTGTAACTCCATTATAAAAATTTCTTATCCTTCCAAATCTATCGGTTCGGGAAGTAATAGGTTCTTGGTTTGGGTTGTTATCCTGTCCTTGAGGAACATTTACTTGTGACGTTCTCGGTTGCTGTAACGGTAAGTTTGGATTTGATAAATTAACATTAGTAAAAGGATCAGCTACATCAATAGCTTTATCTAATATAGTTTGATAATCTTCGCGAATTGCTTTAAATTTTATCTTTCCTTTATAATTAGAAGTACCTTCTAACGGAAACTGAAAAGTAGCCATATATTTTTCCTTAATAAATATAGAAAACGTTTAGAGTATTTATATGGCTTATTCAGGAAAGTATAAAGTAAAACATAAAAGCAAATACAAGGGTGCTGTTGATAACGTAGTATTTAGATCTATGTGGGAAAGACATTGCTTCTATTGGTGTGATCATAACCCAAATGTTAAGCATTGGTCAAGTGAAGAGACTGTTATACCTTACTTCTATGATGTTGATAAAAAATATCACAGATACTTTATGGATTTAAAAATAAGTTTTAAAGATGGAAGAACAATTCTAGTAGAAGTAAAACCAGAGAAAGAGACTCAACCACCTAAAAAGTCTTTTGGTAAGGCCACAGACAGATCAAAAAGATATATCAAAGAGTCTCTTACATATGTAAAAAATATGAACAAGTGGGAAGCTGCTAATGAATACGCTAAAGATCGTGGATGGGAATTTCAAATATGGACAGAAAAAACTCTTATGGAAATGGGAATAATGCCAAAGCCCTCTCGCAATGAAATGGCTCCATTGAAACCATTAAAACCTTTTAGAAGTAAAAAGACTCGTAAAAAGCTATAAATACAGTCATGAGTAATATATTTCAAACATTAGAAAGTGAAGCATTCCGAAAAGGGATCAATCCACGCACTAAAGAATCTCGAGCTTGGTTTAGAAGAAAAGCGAGCTCTCTAGGTCGTGTGAACAGAAATCAATTAATGAAAGAAGAACCTCTAGCGTTAAAAACTAAGTTTCAACCTGGGGCAATGACTATGTTTTTTTATGATCCTAAGACTAAAGATAAGTTGCCTTACTATGATTCTTTTCCTTTGGTGATTGTAGTTGATGGTGCTGACAATGGTTTCTATGGACTTAACCTCCATTATTTACCTCCCACACTAAGAGCTAAATTTCTAGATGGTTTGATGGACACTCTTACAGATAAAAAATATGATGAAAATACAAGGTTTGGATTGAGTTATCAATATTTAAAACGGACTGCCAAATTAAAATATTTTAAACCTTGTTTTAAACATTATCTAAGTAATAATGTTAGAAGTAGATTTGCTATGGTACCTGCACCTGAATGGGAGATTGCTGCCTTCCTGCCAACAGCAGATTTTCAAAAAAGTTCTAGAAGTAAAGTATATAAAGATTCACGAGGGATGATTTAATGTCAATTGAAGAATTCAAAAGTTTAGTTACAAATAAAAATGGACTAGCGAGATCAAATCTCTATAGAATTAAACTTCCAGCATTACCAGGAGCATCTTCTCGTGAAGTAAATTTATTGTGTAAAAATGTTGAACTTCCAGGAAGACAAATATTAACTAATCCAAGAGTAATAGGAATAAGAAGAGAAAATGTTCCATATGGATATGCAGTTAATGATGTAAACATGACATTCACATTACTTAATGATTATGGAATAAAAAATTATTTTGAAACATGGCAAAGCAGAGCAGTCAATCAAACCCAATATGAAGTTGGATACCGAGAGGATTATGGATTCAATATACAAATTGAACAATTAGAAAAAGGATTAGGTAATGTTCCTTTCTTCTCTACAAACATTGGTTTTGTAAATTTTGCTTTGAATTTCTTTGTTGGAGCTCCAGCAGTTTATACATGTACATTGATAAAAGCATTTCCAACTACTATGAATAGTATTTCTTTAAGTAATGATTTAGACGGGTTATCAGAGCTTACTGTAACTTTATCTTATATTGATTGGAGACCTGGTGTTGTATCAGGTGCTAGCACAAATTCGTCAACCGCTAGTAGTTTGTTAAACACAGGATTAACATTATTAAACAGATCTATTAATCTTCCTCTAGGAGATTTTGGATTACAATCAAACATACAACCTAAAAACTTACCAACAGGTTTACCAAATTTATTTAAATTATTTTTGTAATATTAAGGATGAAATGAATGGCACTACCTAAGATTAATGAGCTTCCGAGCTATGAATTAGTCATACCTTCCACACAACAAAAAATAGAATATAGACCTTTCTTGGTCAAAGAGCAAAAAATACTTATGATGGCTCTAGAGACTCAAGATGAGAAAACTATATTAAAATCCATTGTTGATACAATTAAGTCATGTGTGACGACTAAGATGGATGTACAAGCATTAGCTACATTTGATATAGAATATCTCTTTACACAAATTAGAGCAAAGAGTGTAGGTGAAAAAGCTACAGTAAATCTAAAATGTGGAAAATGCGAACAGGATACACAAGTTGAAATACCATTAGATAAAGTAAATATTAATTTAACTAATGTAAATAAAAAAATAAAACTTAATGATCAATATACTATTGTAATGAAGTATCCTAACTTCAAAGGAATACTTTTAGCTCCTGAAGATAAATCTGGAGACTCACTAACTGAATCTATATTAGAATTAGTTATAATGTGTATGGATAAACTTCAAACAGAAGAAGAACAGATTGAGTTTGCAAATGAAACTAAGCAAGCAATAAATGATTTTCTTGAAAGTTTAAACACACAACAGTTTGAAAAATTAGTAACATTTGTAAACAATCTTCCCAAGCTAACTCACAAAGTAAACTACACATGCGAACATTGTAATGAAAAAAATCAAATAATTCTGAGTGGTATCCAGGATTTTTTTTAGTAAACCTCTCCCATGACACGTTAGTTAATTATTATCAAGTCAATTATCAGCTAGTTCAGAACTATAAATACTCATTAACAGATATTGAAATGATGATACCATGGGAGAGGGAGATTTATCTCTCAATGTTGATAGATCAAATTAAACAAGAACGAGACCAAGCTCAAAGGCAACAACTACAACGGTAACAATATGGCATCTTTAACAGAAGTAGTAGAAGAACTCAAAGGACAAAATGATACCTTAGAAGATGTAAAATCTGCATTGAGAGGTATGTTAGATATTGATTTACAAAAACAAAAAGATGAGGCTTCACAAGAACTTATCGATAAAGAAAAAGCTATTGAAGCTAGAAGATCTAAAGCCAAAGTTTCTACAGAACCAAAAACATTTGCAGGTGGAGTTGCAAGTGGAATGGGTTTGACTGGTCTTAGTGACATTGTTAAAAACGCATTGGGTGGCATAGGTGCAGGCTTTAGTGGAATGTTAGGTGGTGTCACACTTGGTTCATTATTAGGCAAAGCATTAGGAAAATTATTTGTTGTAGGTGCAGGAGCTTACTTAGGCAGTAAATTTTTTAGTGATGAAGTTGTAAACAAGCTTATTCCAGATGCAATTGAAAATATAAAGATAGGAGATTTTGTACTTGGAGATTTTAGTGCTGAAATAGCAGGTGCTTTATTGTTATTGTTTGGCCCCAAAATGATCGGGAAGTTGTTACCTTTTGCCTTTACTGCAATAGGCACTCAGCTCACAACTTATTTTGCAGCAAAAAAAGCTTCTGATTTTTTAGATGCAGATGGAAAAACTACAGTTGACGATGCAGCTAAAAAGGGAAAAAGAAAACTAACAAAGAATTTAGTTGGTAAAATAGGCATTCTTGGATTACTTGGATATGTTGGTACTATAGTAGGAGAAGAAGTTGGTAAACTTACTGGCAGTGATGAACTCGGAAGTGCAGTATCTGCTGCAGCACAGGGTGCTGCTCTTGGAGCAATGTTTGGTCCAAAAGGTGCAATCATTGGAGCTGCAATTGGACTTGCGTATGTAGCAGGATCAATGTTATATGATTGGATGGCTGGAAAAAGAGAAGAAGCTGCAGCTACTTTAAAAGAAGATTTGGATAAGCAATCAAAAGAATTTAGTGATGCACTTGAATCTGGAGATTATGAAGCAGCTTCAGAATCATTAGCAACAAATTTAAGCAGAGTGGATTTTGGAACAGTACAAAATGAAAAATTAGCCAAGTCTCAATTTGGATTACAATCTGCAGAGTTGGCGGATGCAATGGCAAATGCTGGCAATTTTGAGGGAGCTCAAGCAGAAAGATTTAGAGCAGCTAAATTATCTTATCAAGGTGCTAATACAGTTGATGAAAAAATGGCTGCAGTCCAACAGTTACAACAATCACATGGTTACGATAAACAACAAGCAATACAATTATTGGATCCAGATTATTTTATGAATTATGGTGATGAGGCATTTTCTAATGCCTTTAGTGCTCTTCCTAATATTTTTAAAGATCTAGCAGCAAGACCAGATAATTTTGATAATACATCTATGCCGGCACCGCAAGTAGTAGAAAGTGATCCTTACAGTAAACTTCGTGAAAAAGTATCATCACCATACATGGTACCGTTTGGAAATTCTACTGAAACAGGTGGTACAACTGAACTAGGAAATTTACCAGAGCTTCCAATGACACCTCTTGGAGCAGGAAATTCAAGTTCTATATCTACAATACAACCAAACCAAACAATTGACGCTGAAGAAGCATTGGTTGCTGGTAATCAAAATAGCACAGTCATAGCACCAGTTAACAATTCTGATAATAGACGAACTATTATAAACAAAGGAGGAGACTCTCCAATTCATCTTCCAGGTTTAGTTAGTGCTACTGATAATAATTTTTTATCCAAGCGAGATAGACTTATGGGGCTAGGTGCGAAAGTAGGTAATAGCTTTCCATAATCAAAAGGGCGCCCTTCCTAGGTGACGCCCTTTCTATCTGCATTTAACGTATGCAGCAACCGACTGAGTTTAACGGTACCAGTGCGTTTACCGACCTAGACGACAGCTGCAGCTGCGCTAGGATTTAGTCCTCTGCTGCTAACTTAGCAAAGTAACTCATTGTATCATCATCCGAAGATGACTCTGCTGTACTAATAGCAGGTTCTGGTGCTGCCTGTGGTGCAGGTGCATCAGCTTTAGGAAAGTCAGGTATCTCATCATCCAATTCTAATGACGCTTCCTGTTTCATAGTACGAGGAGCTTGCTCTCCAAGAACCATAGCAAGACGAGACTTCAGCTCATCATAGGTTTTATAGTTCTTAGGATCGACCCACTCATTAAGATCATGTTGTTTGTTATACAACTCTTCCAGTTCCTCATCACTACCAGGAACAGCTGCAGGAGCTTTGAAGCTAGATGCATCGTAGTTTGGATAACCTTCTACCTTACGAATCTTAACAGTGAAGTCTGCACCTTCCCACATATCAAATGGGTTAACAGGTTTCTCATCTGGAAACTGAGGTTGCATACTATCCATGATCTTATCAAAGATCTTCTTACCAAAACGATACAGCTTAACCTGTCCTTCGTTTTCTGGAGCAGATGGATCTGATACAATCAATACGTT